GTCACCACGCCTTAGCGATCCTCCCGCAGGGAGCAGGAAAGCATCAAATCCCCCTCCCCCAGCAAAAGCCGCCCGCCGCTGTCCTGCTCCGGCGCGGCCAGCAGATCCCCTTCCGGCGTAAACCGGGGCAAAAACGCTCCATAGGTCCGGCAGAAGCCTTCCAGGGCCCGCCATTGGCTGGCCCCGGCGGGGACGGTGTACACGGAACCGGCCCGCAGATCCGCCGTCTCCCGGACGGTGATGCCGTAAGGAGACACATGCTTGCGGATCAGTTCCGCCAGCGTCACATCCTGATAGGTCACAGACTGGGACTCGTTGTCCAGCAGGCGGGCGGCCATACCCCGCCCGGACAGGCTGGCAGTCACTCCCCCAGGCCCCAGATCGATGCTGTACTCATCCACAATGGCCCGCAGCACAATCTTTCCCTGGTGGACGGCCTCAAACCCCGTCGCCTGCCGCAGCGTCTCCGCCATGCCGTTCTCATAGGGAAAGGTCACAGAAAAGCTGTCGCAGGGCACGCCGCCGGTGTAGTCCAGATTCCAGGAGAGGAGCGGCGGCAGATCGAAAACGCTGCCGCCGCAGCCGGTAATCCGTCCCGTCATGGCATCCTCACCTCGTCTCCCGGATAGATGAGGTTCGGGTTTTTAATCTGCGGGTTGGCCGCAATCACCGCCGAAAGTTCCTTCCCGTACCGTTTGGAGATCCCCCAAAGGGTATCCCCCTTCTTAACGGTGTAAACGCCCGTTCCAGCGGCCTCTGCCGTCTGGGGGAGGATACCGGGCACATCCTCCTCCCGTTTCCGCAGGCCGCCGGTTCCGCCGCCACAGTCCTCCCAGAACTCAAAGCTGTACCGGACATTCTCCGGCACCGGCTCCTCTGTCAGCCTCAGGGATACGAAATACGCCGGCCTCGCCTGCCAGACAGGATGGATCAGCTGGCCCGGCCCCTCGGACTGGAACACCGTCTCCAGTTCCCTGAACTGCTCGTAGGCATCCCGTCCCACAAAAGCGCCCTCGCCCCGGAACACCCGGTAAGAGCCGCCCAGTTCCTGGAGCACGCATCGCCCGAAGGGAACCTGATGAACCGCCACCCGGCGGCGGTTTTCCACAGTGTAAACCTCCGGATTGTGCGGCCAGGTATAGTCTTTAAACCGCATTGCGGTGAGCCGCATGGCCACCCCTCCTTCTCAAGAAAATCAGCGTCAAAACAGGGAAAATCCCCCGTCGTACCGCCTGGCGTCCCGCTGGAAAATCCGGGACAGTTCTTTCGGATCGCCCGCCGCCCCGCCGGCAGGCGGAAAGACCATCTCCGTCACCGTCCGCTCCGGGCCTCCCTCGTCTCCGGCGCCGGAAATCACAGCCTGGCTGCGGGAAGCTGTCTCCCCGCCGGATCCCCAGGGAGATCCCCCATCTGCCGCACCAAGGGCAGGGCCGCTTTGCCGGACGCCCCGGAGAACCGGGAGCTCCCCGTCCCAGGAAGGGCGGCGGCCGCCCCTCCGAGAACCCCGGACGGCCGCCATTCCAGGCCTCCCCGCAAATCCGGGCCAGGGAACCCCCCATCCGCCGCATCTACCCGGGGCAAACCCCCGGCTTCCGGCAAGGCCCCCGCCAGCCCATAAACCGCCGCCTCCGGCCATCGGGCAGCCATTGGGAGGGAATCCGCCTCCGGCAGAAGGCCCGGGAAAATGCCCGCGTCCCGGAACTCCCGGGACAGGCCCCCCGTCTCCGGAGCAGCGCCGGCCGCCCCCTCCTTCTTCCCCCGTAAAGGAAATCCCCTTCCTAGGTCTTGCCCTGCAGCCTCTGCAATCCCTTCTGCCGTCTCCGGCGCGGCCTCCGCATCCTCCTGCGGAACGATTCCGCCCAGCAGCAGCCGGGCCAGGGCCTCCCGCTGCCGCCGCAGTTCCTCCTGGACATAATCCACCGGATCACCCCTTCTTCAAAGCGTCAAACCGCCCCTGGTCAAAAGCCGGGTTCACCTCCCCCGGGGCGGCGGGCCCGTCCTCTCCGGAAAGCCGCCGCAGCAGCGTTTCCATCTGCCTCCCGGTAAGGCCTTCCAGCACCGCCTGCCTGTCCCGGAAAACCGGTTCCCCCCGGAAGAAGCAGCACGCCGCCAGAATCCCGGCGTTGCAGAGGAGTGCCCGCTCCAACGGATCCTCTGTCTCCTCCCGGCAGGCCTGCCAGAGGGACAGCAGCCGTCCGGCGGTCAGGGGCCGCAGCTGGTCAATCTCCCTCATGCGGAGATCTCAATCCGTCTGGAGGCCACCACGGTGATCTTCTCCGCCACCATGGCGTTCAGCTGGCCCTCCTCGTGGATATTGCTCCACTCGCAGCCGCTGTAAATAATCTTCCGATCCGGCTTGCAGATCACCAGGGAGAAATCCTGGAGATCGTAGAAGTTGATGCCGTCGGAAACAGCATCGTCTGTTGCGTAAAGCCGGGTCAGTTCCAGGGTGTATTTCCGCTGCCCCTCGATAGCCGCCACCGGCTCGCTCTCGCCAAAGGCCTCTACAAATTGGGAGGACTTGGACGCCTTGGCGGTGTAACTCTGCACCACCGCCACCTTTCTGCCCTCCAGTTCCAGATAGATATCGGAACTGGTAGGAAATCCCTTCACCTGCATACGCACCCTCCTTTATTAAATGGTGATGTGGACGGTAAGATAAATCTGATTGAGCCCGTGGGCCACGGCAAAGCCGAACTCCACCAGGCAGACAGTGGGGTCGTCGGCGGAGGCGGTCACAGAAACCTCCCCGTAGCCGTCGATGATCTCCGCCGCCGTCTTTTTCTCCAGTTCCACAATCACCTGGGAACGGATAGCGCCCCGGCTGCGGACGGTATTTTTTGTCCTTTTGAACTTACTGTGGAGAGCGTCCCGGATAGAGGGAATCACGTCGTCCACAATCAAAATGGTGGTCAGTTCCCGCCAGGTAGCGTCGGCGGCCTCGCCGGTTTTTGTTCTGGTGGTAATCCCCCGGACTGGGGAGATAATGCCCGCCGCGGTCTCCAGCGGCGTCACGCCGCCCCGGACCAGGAGATCGATATCGTTGTCGCCGTACTCCTGGGAGAGTCCCCCCAGCCCCTTCAGTTCCGTGCCGTTCAGCGGCACAGCCGGATCCCGTCCGGCAGCCACGGCTCCGGCCACAGCGGCGGCGGCGAACACGCCGGGCAGCGTTTTTCCGGAGGCGTCCAGGGGATCGGGCCCCACCAGCACCATCCGCTCGCTGTTAAGGGCCTTGGCCCGTTCCACCAGGGCCGCCGCGTCCTCGCCGCTGCCGCCCACCAGGGCAATCCGCTCCCGGCGGCTGGCGGAGGCCTCTGTCACGGCGTTCCGCAGGGCCTGCTGCACCGCAAGATCCCCGCTGTCGCAGACCACAATCTGCACGTTCTCCTTTCCCAGCGCCGCGAAGGCCGATTGATAGTCCGCCAGGACCTGGGCCTCGTCCCCGTCCTCCGCCGCGTCCGCCACCCGGACAGCCGTCACAGCAGAGGCCCCGTTGGCAAACAGCAGCCGCAAAACCGTGCTCATTCCCGGTACGGCATCTTCGCCAAAAGCCTCCACACCGGCGGCATAGCCGGTAACGGTGACGGCCTTTCCCACGTCGCCCCGAACGGCCCGGGCAGCAACGCCCACAATCTTGGAAGCCCGTCCGGCAAAGACTGCCGAAGAAGCGTCGTAGACCGAGTAAACACCGGGCCTCTCATGCATGATCATACTCAATTTTTCATGACCCCTTTCAAAACAAAGTCCAAAAACACATCCTCCTCACCGGAGGACTCCGCCGCGAAAACCGCCCTGCATTGAAGCCGTCCCCGCCGGAGGAACATCCCGGTCTCCCGCTCCCATTGGAGGGCCTCCCAGGAAAGTTCCCCTGGCCGGATGCCGGAGGGCAGATCCCCCAGAAGGATTTCCGCCGCCGTACCGCATCCGGCCTCGCAGTCCGCCGCCCGGTTCCCCCGCACGTCCACGACGATCACGCCCTCCAGCATCTTTCCGTAAAGTTCCCTGGAGACCCCGGATTCCGGATCATACCGCTCGCCCAGGTATCCGCAGAAGCCCATGGCCTTCCCCTGGGCGGTCTCCACGGCCACCGCCGCCGCGGGGCCGGCGTAGGCCTTGGCCCGTCCGGGCGGGAAGGCGGCCATCGCCGCCAGCCCTCCGGCGTTCAGCGCATCAACCACCGCGTCCCGCATCTGCGTCAGTTCCTTCATGATGCCTCCTTTGCCGCCTCCAGGGACGCCCACCAGTGGCAGAGCGTCCCCCCGATGTAGTAGGGCCTGCTGCTGCGGACATAAAAGGAGAGCCCGTTCCAAAGGACGGTGTCCCCAGGATCCACCCGTTCCCGGCCCAAGTACAGCCAGAGTCGCTGATCCACCCAGCCGATACTGGTGGCCGCGCCGGGTAAGCCCTCCTTCCGTTCCGCCAGGGGCTGCAGGAAAACGAGGGCCTCCGCCTCCCCCGCCGCGGTGCGAAGGATCGCCTGCTGGCCGCAGCATTCCAGAACCTCCCGCATCCAGTCCATCAGCCTCTCACCCCTTGAAAGGAAAAATCCTCCGGCACGGCAAAGGGGGCCATAAGCCGTTCCGCAGTCTGGCGGAGGTTCCGGGCCTGGGCGGCGGGTTCCGCCGCCCCCCTGCCCTTCATGGAGATCTCCCCGGCCCGGAAGGACTCCACAAAGCCCCCGTTTCCACCTGTCAAGAGATCCGCCGCCGCAGTAAAGGCCGCCGCGCAGGGAAAGGCCTCGCCGCAGTCCTCCGCCGCCAACCCCTCCCGCAGCCGGCCCTCCCAGTACCGCCCTGCGGCGGCGCCCGGGCCATGTCCAGGATCCTGTCCTCCATGGCCGTCACCCCGCGTTCAAAACCTTGGACGCCTCGGGGAACAGCTTGGCGAAGCCGGAGATAGAGGTAATGGCGGCCCGTTCCAGCTGCCGGTCAATGAGTTTGTCGTACTCCACCGTCACCTGGCTGCCGCAGATCTGCTCCAGGGCGTAGTTCTTGTCCAGGCCGATGATGGTCCCGGCAGGCATGGCAGAAGTCCGCAGCAGCTTGGCTCCCAGGGGATTGGTCAGGGTGCCGGTGCCCTGGAAATTCAGACCCGTCAGAGGATTCTGGAACTCCGGCAGCTTCAGCATAGCCAGCATCATATCGCCGCTGACCAGCATAGTGTTCATGGTGTAGGGGTCGAACTGGCTCCAGAAGTCCACCAACGCCTCATAGCTTAGGGCGGTATTGCCCTTGGTGATCGGAGCGGTGCCCACAGTAAAGGCCTGGGCGGCATTGTTGTTGCCGTCGCCGTCTTTCAGCACGCTGATGGCGTCTTCCAGATGCATCCTGCCGATGTAGGCGCCAATCTGCCGCAGGGTCACGGAGAAGAGGTCCAGCCGCTGGAAGCGGATCGCCTCATAGGAGGCCACCAGCATCCTGCCCCGCTTGTGGAGGCGCACCAGATTTTCCTGGGTGCGGATGACGGTCTGGGGGATCTGAGCCCCCTCTTCCACCCGCCGGAGGCTTTTCTCCTCCTTGGT